GGGTAAAAATGGAAAATAAAGAATACTTTGACGGGTTTAGAAAAGAAGTTGAAGAAAAATTGGATGCTTTTTTGGCTAGACCAAAAGAAGAACAAATTCACGAAATGATGCTTGCTACACACAGTGTGACATCATACAGGTTTATTGTCGATAGGTACAGAGATATTATGTTGAAAATGTACGACAATAAAGACATAACTGGGGTGGCTCGTTATATGAGTGACCCTTTGCACAAGGCAATTGCATCCACTGTTGAAACGTGGGTCGAATTGTCAAAATACCTGAACGAAAACAAAAACGAAACAAAAAAGGACGAATAATGGCAGACTTACATACATACAAATACATTAACTACGCATTGGCACCGTCGGGCTTGTACGTCGGGTGGACGTTTTATGAAAACGGAATCTATTACGCATCGCACAGAACCCTAGACGGAGTTATTCAAGGGGTAAAACACCAATTATACTTGGCTAAGAAAGTATCTTACCGTGGTTATTCTGTGGCTATGTCAGCGACACCCAAAGAACAAGTGCCAATCGAGAAAATGAAACAGGCTTTCTTAACTCGTGCATACTGGGGAAAGAAAACTGTCGAAAAATTAACACCAGAACAAATTGCATACAATAAAAAAATCGGTTTGTTTGACAAGAAAGAACCAGAAAAAACCGAAGAACCAAAAGTCGAATACGATTACTACGATTACCAAATCGAAGATGGCAAATTGGTTGTATTTGGTTGCAAAAAGGTTGCGGAATACGCAATTAAACTGGATGGTATAACTGCGAAAGATACACAACCTGCTGACGAACCTAAAGGAACGTTACATTTACCAATGGAGGACTAAATGTTTAGATTACACAGATGGACATGGGAAGAAGACATTATTGTCTGCACATACGCAGTTGAACGCAAAACGGATATGAAAAATGTCCACAGATTGGCTCTGTATTTGAACCTAACTGAAGGTCAAGTACAATACCGCTTAAGCGATTTTGTGAATTTACACAAGGGAGTGGCAGACCGCCATTACTCAAAACAAGAACGCAAAGTGTATCGGTTTGTGACACGTAACAATATGGTTATGGTGCACGCAATAAGAAAAGGACTGTAAAATGAAACGACTGCTTGATATACAACAAAAGTTGAAGGCACCTAAAAATTCAGACAATAAATTTGGTGGCTACAAATACCGCTCGGCAGAACAGATTCTCCAGGCAGTTAAACCGCTATTGGAAGAAAGAAACCTGGTTTTGCTGTTGTCGGATAGACCAGAACAGATTGGCGACCGTATCTATATTCATGCAGTAGCCTGCTTAAAAGACGCAGACGACGGACACGATGTTGCCACGGTTAGTGCGTACGCCCGTGAAGACGAGAATCTAAAGGGCATGACCCAAGCACAGATTACAGGTGCGTGTTCGTCATACGCACGCAAGTATGCTTTGAATGGTTTGTTCGCTATCGACAATACAGACGACCCAGATGTTATCAACGACGGCGATATTACAATGATAACTAAGGCCCAAATAAAACTGTTGAATGACCTGGAAACCGACTGGGAAAAAGCTCTGCAATACCTTGAGGTTGAATCTGTCGACCAAATTACAGAACAACAGGCGGATGCTATGATTAAAGCAAAATTAAAACAAAAGGGTAAAAATGCCTAATTATTGTTGGAAAGTACAGCAGGGTACACCCGAGTGGGATGCCCTGCGGTTAGGTAAATTTACGGCCAGTTCGTTCCATACGTTCTTGGGCAACTCGCAGACTAAAAAAGATATGCTGTGGGAAGTTATTGCCGAACGTATGTTTAAGGACTCAGACAAAGAGAATTATTCCTCGTTCGCTATGGAACGGGGAAAGATTCTTGAGTCCGAAGCCCGTAGATTGTACCAAGCAGAAAACGAAATTATGGTCAAAGAGTGCGGATTCGTTGAAATGGACGCACCATACGACCATTTTGTTGGTTGCAGTCCAGACGGACTGGTTGGAGACGACGGCGGAATTGAAATCAAATCCCCATTGGCCAAGAACTTTTTACAGTGGACTAAGGTGGACGAAAACGGCAACA